ATCCAACTTACAGAAAAAAGTTTTTGATCCAACATAGTTTGTTGTCCAACTTCTACTATATTTTTAAATGGTATGTCAAAATTAGTTTGCATTTTTGTAAGTTTCTTCTAGCCAAGCAAAATCGTTTATTTTTGAAATTGCTTCTTTGTTTCCTTTATTTTCTGTTCCATACTTTCTGCCTGCTACTGCTCCGTCAACAGCAATTAAATCTTTTGACTTGCACCAAGCATCTAGTCTTGCATCTGTTTCACTGTCCTCTTGTCTGTCAATGACTTTGCTAGACAATTTTACACACTCTCTAAAAGCACTTTTCCAAGTGTTGAAAGGACTAGTGTTAAACGCAGAAACGTTTGATATCTGTTCCATTGGTCTAAATCTATCACTTATACTTGTAGTCATATCAGTAGTTCCTATACTCATATTTAATGTCAAATTGGTAGGCAATAGTTTTACACCGCCATATCCATACACTAATTCATTTACTGGGTTTTTGCTACGCCATACGTGGACAGCATTCATATCCTTTTCAGGCACTTTGTAATCAAAGTTGAAGTCTTCTTCTATTAATGCATCTCCATCTACCACATAGAACATTTTTGTACAGGCTTTTTTAGCGGCTTCGATGTGTGCTTGATGTATTCCTTTTACTCCATGTACTCTTTGTGCAATAGGAAACCTATTTTGCAACTGTTTAAAATTTTCTTCTGCGTTAGGTTCTTGATAGGAAATGAAAATTATATCAAACATTGCGTCTCCTTTTCCATATCCTTGGAGTATTAAGATATACTTCTTTAAAAAATTTACTTTGTTCTGGACTTAAAGGTTCTGTACCGAATTCCATATCATGTTTTTCTTTAATTTTATTACCTAGGTCTACTATTTGTTTTTTGCAACGTTCTTCTGTAAATGGATTATCGTTGTTATTTGGGTTAAGTTCTAATCTCCAATATTTTTCATAGAAGTCAAACTCTCTTGTTTGAACAATATCCCAATCTGTACAATTAGTGAGATAACAACCTAGCCTTGCACCATGTATAGCAAAATATCCATTATCAACATCTGCACCAACATTTAACCATACAAGTAATCTTTGATAATTTTGCCACCATAAATCTTTTATATTGTCTACACGTGCATTTCTATCAAGACTCATCTTTACTCCTTCTCTAAAACCTGCTCTCCAGGCTTGGAAAGGACTTGCATTAATATAACTTGTTGAAAAGTTTTCGTTAAATTGGTAATAGTTGTCAAAATGACAAAACTCTATTACATTTTTATCTTTGCCATCATGATTTTCATGTGTCTTCATTTGACGAACAAAGTCTTTTGTCCAACATTTTAAACTTCCGTTGCCATATTGTAATCCATTAAGGTCTATTCGCCCACACCAACTAAATTGATATGTGTTATCTACTCCGAGACTGGGTAAGTCCACTATAACTTTTGTAAAATCAGGTTCAATTATGGTGTCACCATCTACTGTTATAAACCTATCTGTATCTGAAGCGTCAGCACAGGCTTTGTGTGCGGCATCAAACCCATACACCCCATGAACTCTTTTCGCCCATGGTACTTTCTTTTTCAAATCGGCAAAATTTTTTTCAGCATTTGGCTCGTCGAAACTTAAAAATATAAAATCTGTGTCAGCAATTTTAAAACTCATCTAATACCTCATAAGAATAATTGTATAATTTCCTGCAAAACAGTCTTGGAACAAAATTAGGCGTATAATTAATTTCTACCTGTCTGTTCTTTATCAAATCATTTAGATTTACTTCTAAAATACTATCCACTATCATGGTATTGTCTTGGTCGGTAGTAAAAAAGTTGTACACGTTAGTTTTTTTCATATCAATTGTTTCTGATAGATTGTCTGCTAGTGTATCATCTATTGTTACAACAAATTTTTTATTATTTTTGCTTAAAGTAAATCTAATACAAGAGTCTGTGTCGTTATATTTGATTTCATACAAAAATTTGTTCTCAACAACAGCCATTGCGTCAACATTGTTGTCTTTTACTTGGACTGCATCTTTCTGAACAAGAACATACTGGTTGTTTTGTAGTTCTACCTTAAAATCAAAAAATGTTTTAACACCTTTTTGTATTTGATTTGCTAGATACTCATCGATTTCTACGCAGTTGCCTTGTTTTTGTGGAGTCATTCCTGTAACTTTGCCTGTGTCTGGATTAAATGTCACATAAAAATTGTGTTTAGTTGGTTCTGTCGTAATCACTAATGGTGGTCTTACAAATGGTTTCATTTTAAATTCTCCATTAGTTGTTCATTGACAAAATTATCCTCTACATAATGGAAAATTCCCGTTTGAATGATATTCCCCACAGCGAGTTCTTTGTGTCTATTAAAGTTGTAGTCGATATATGCTGTCCAATTTTTAACATCTGCTTTCCAATTTTGTATTTTAGGCTTCATGTGTGTAAATGTTAACACATTGCTCTTACTAAACACCTGATGTTCTTTGTTTAATAGTTTTATTGCCATTGCTGTCGCAACGTCCATACTACACCATGTCTGTTTAAAATTATTTGCAAACCGTTCACTGTATTCTTTATAATTTGTTACTATATCTGACACCAGTGCGTAAAATTTTTCGTTACTTTCGGATTTCTTAAAATAGTGTAATCCACAGTACACATTGGGTAGTTGGTTATGCACAAAGACTTTCCTGTAAAAATCGTCATTTGCGATCTCATTCCTGTAAGTTTTAACTTTGTTGGTGTAAAATAGTTCGTATGGTTCCAATAAAGTCCAGAAATTTTGTAAATTTTCTAGTACTAGCATATCAACGTCTAAAACTATTGTTCTTTCGAACGGTGATGTATTATAAATTTTACTTCTATTTTCTATTTTCCAAGTTGAATTTGTGCTTAGGTCTTTACCAGGTATATCCTTTACAACGTCAAAATACTTTTCATCTGCTTTTGCAACTTTCATATCTGTAATAAGACATATCTTTTCATCTGGATTGAAAGACTTTATACTCATAGCACAGGCAACTGCCTGTTTGTAATAATCAGACCTTTCGTTCTTTTGTGCAAATAAACAAATACCCTTATTCATCTTTTATTACTTTCATTAAACCTATTTTATTCATCACGTGAATGTTCATGTCTTCAATTTTGCAATCCAATTCACCCTGCAATTTAAACTTCCATGTGTTGTCTTTGTATGATACAATTTTATCTCTATCGGTGATGTAAAATAATTTTATAGGCAATTGGATAGGCCAATCGCTTTTCATATGACCATTTATGATGTGCAGTGCTATCGCAAAAGCAAAATCATTCCTGTACGTATTTTGTAATAGTTGATATCTGAATCTGTAAAAACTCCAGTGATCTTTTATATGATTTATTAAAGTGAATAAACGTCTTACTCTATCACATTTCTGAAAATAGAATACAGTTGCCCAACACATCTTTATACCACTGTCGCTAATGTATTTCATATCATCTGTCATATTGCTTTCAAAGTCTAAATGTTGTGCCTCTTGATTGATTAGGAAGTCATGTCCTTTGCCAAACACTTTTAGTAGCAAGTCGTTTTGCACAATAAAGTCTGTATCCATTACTATTGTTTCATCGTAAGGAGATAAGTCATATGCAGATGTTCTTGATTTGTTATTCCAGAAAGCCTTTTGTTTTGTATCGCCATCATAAAAGTTCCTTGTCTGATTCTCTTCTTTTGGAATAACAATTATTTTGTCAAACAAATCTTTGTTAGGCACTTTGTCTGACGTAACTATTGTGACTGGCAACTGTAAATGTTTCTGTATTTTCTTGCAACAGAACTCAGCCTGTTCTACGTAATTGATTGCTTTATTATTAAAAGCGAATAATACAACACCTCTGCTCATTAAATTCTGCCTTTGTCTTGTACAAGTTTGTTGTACTCAACAATATAAGCATTAAGATTCTGTTGGTACAAGTCCAATATGTCAGTGTAAAAGGATTCTAAGTCTGCTATCCTTACAGGAAGGTCATAATCATCTAGCATGATTACGTCTTTTGTTTTGTCTTGGTTTTTAAGTGTGATGCAATAGTTTATTAGTTTTAAATCTATTGTAAATTGATGACCAATTGTGAAATGAATGTTGCGTTCAAGATATTTTTCTTTCAACAATCGCAATTGATTATTGTAGACTTTCATCTTGGTTGCGTGATCCAAAGATTCTTTAAGTGATTTATCCATGATATTACAAGATATTATACTTTATTTTTGGATTTTAGTCAAATAAGATATTAGAAATTAGTGCCGGAACCTTCTGCTATACCCGGTGCTGTACCAATTATGTCCGTAGTTGCTGTTCCTGTAATGGCATCATAACTTAAATTGGATACTGATTCGTCAATATTACCACCTGCTTGATCACGCCATACCAATCTAAATTGGATTTGTGTTGCATTTGGTGATTGTGCTTCGATGTAATAATCATTGGCACTGTAGGCTCCACCACCGCCATCAAATCTTTGGTAGATGTATTGATATGATGAAGTTAATTCGTAATTGCCTAGTGAACCTGATGCACTACCGCTTCCGCCTGATGCTGTTGTGCCGTGTGCTTTAAAGTCAACATTACCAGCACCTGATAACATAGTGTTCCAACTGCTGTCTTTTGAACTACCACCTGACACTGAACTCGTCAATCTTATAAATCCTCCTTGATTAAAGAAATATCTTCTTGCGTCAGCACTGCCAAATGTTACATCTAATACTAAAGTGATGTCTCCGTTCCAACTGCCTCTTGTTCTTGATGAAGCACTTGTAATTACTTGCTGTCCACCAGCAACTGTTAATCTGTTTGTGCTTATGTTAAGTGCTAATGCTTCGTATTGATCCCAACCAGAATAGTTAACGCCGTCAGTGTCTTTGACAAGATCACCTGCACTAACCTGTTGTAATTGGTTACTTGCTGGATTACCACCATTTTGGTGTTTGTAACATTTTCTGATATCTTCGTAGATGGAATTAATTTGTGTTGCTTGAATTATGTTCCCTGTTGAAATACTTGAACTGGTTGCAGATTGACCATAGCCACTATCACCAGATCCTGTTTCTAAAACATTTGTAATTGATTGTCTTAATGTGTTGTATCTTGTTGCTGTAACTAAAGCCATTATTGCTCCTTCTAGTTATTTACCAGGCGCAATACTACCTCAACAAGTTTCGTGGATTCTTCTGAATTCGATTCTAGGGCAAAACCAATTTGTTCGCCATTTGCGTCTGTTGTTCCAAAACCGCCACCGTTTGCATATACTCTTTCGCCTTTGGAGATAGCACCTTTTACCAAAACTGGTACTCTACCAACAAAAGCAACTGCTTGACCTTCAGCGTCTTTGTTCATTAAAAATCCTGGATTCTCAGATATTACTCCAAGCACTGGATCACCTGCTTCAACTGATCTTGCTTCTGCATCTCCGCCAATTGATACGATTGTTCCCACTGGGTATTCTTGATCTGTTTTGTAAATCTCTGCCAAGTCAGCATAATTTGCCTGCGTTGCTCTACCACTGAAAGTGGTTGCCGCTATTGTGTTTGTTGCGTCTCTTAATGCAACTGTGTTCACCTGTGCAGTTGTGCTACCTGGATATGATGTACCACCTTGCAATATTGCTGTGGCTGTGTCTGAATTTCCTTTTAAAGATGTTGCGTGTACCTCATACCATTTGTCGGACACCGTACCTAATGTTCTGTTTCCGCTTCCTGGATTGATACCAGTTGTTACAACTTCTGCAATACTTGTTACAACGTTGTTGACATTTACTTTTAAATCTATTTTCGTTCCAACTTCATTTGCAAGTACACCTTCGTTACCATTTGCAATTGAAACTTTAAAATCATTTGAATCACCAACAGTAAAACCTGCATCTGCAAATCTTACAATTGAACTGAAATTTGTGCTACCAGATCTCAAGTAATCACTTGCTACGAAACCACCCAGTCTATCTGAGTTTGAAGCAGTTCCAAAAAATCTGTGATCTGTTGATGTTACACCGTTAGTTGCCGCTTGAGTGTTGACTAATGTAATACCTTTTTTAATTACGTCAAAGCCTGTAATTGTGTTTGACGATTGAGTTGAGTCTATCGTAAATTCTGTTGAACTGAATGCAACCATTGTCACATTGTTTACTTTGCCTTCAATTATAAGTTGTTGAGCACCTAAAGTGTCTTGTATCTGTCTACTTGTGAATTGTGTTACTGTAGAACCTACACCTTGTGGACCCACTAAAATAAAACTAGAACCGTCCCATGCATACAATTGACTGTTAGCAGTGTCCCACCAAAAGTCACCAGTTGTTAATCCTGTCGGAGCAGTTGAACTAATCTCAGCACCACCAGTTGTTCTAAATTTAGAACCGTCATAAAACTTTAATTTTGAAGTAGAACTGTCAAACCACATTTGACCTGATACTGGTCTTGACGGTGCAGTGCCTCCAGCAAAATTTTCCAGCATATGTAAGAAGTTTTCGTTTTGAATTTCACCATAACCTGCATAGTTTTTACCTATAAATCTTAGGTTAGTAGTGTTGTCAATAGTACCGTCTTCTACCGTTGCTATCAATGTTCCTGTAAAATTATTAACTGTATATGCCATATTGCCCTTTGTTTCTAATATTTATCGTTATCCTATGTAATTTCTCTATCAAATTCCCATGCTCCACTGTTGACACCAAATTGAAGTATCTTAGTTGTCGGAGCAAAAGTGATTGTACCAGTTACGCCTGTTGGATCACTGATATCTTCTAATACCTGTTTGTTTGCGGATCCTACCACTGGAGTTCTTTGTGCAGTACCACTTGATGCATTGTAATTACCACCTAGCAATCCACTTGATTGTGAATCATAGTTTATTGTAATTGACACATAGTTAGGTGCTTCCGCTGAAAATTCTGCTGATTGAACAGTGTAGTTTCCATCGATAGTACCTATACCACCACTGAATGTTGTATTCTGTACAACAATGGCTTGTCCTGTTTCATAGAAATGTGCCGCACTCATTGTTAATTTTGTAGTTGCGCCTAGTGAGTTATCTTGTGCGTATGTTGTAACACTAGCAATAGTTCTTTGTGCCGCTGTAATTGTTTGGTCAACTGGCGTGAAATTTTTGAAATTACCTAAACTTATACTAGGTATGCTAAAACCACCTGTTGTTCCGTAATCAAGTGTTCTAATTCTAGCAATAACTCCTTGTGCTCTTGCGGCTATGCTTGAATTGTAGAAAGGACTTGATGGGTTACCACTTCCTGGTGGTTGCGGACTTGTTGAGTCGTATCCACCTGCTGGAAATAATTTTTCTAGTAATACACCTACAGGAGCATAATTGTTTCCTGCGTTTGCACTTAATCCTGTAATATCTAATTGAACACCAATAACTGTGCTTCCATCTGCGTAGGCTTTTGTTGCAACGTCCTGTGCCGCTGTTGGATCTGCAACACCTGATATTTTTTTGTTCTGTACTTCTATGCTAGTTGTAGCACTGTCTAATTTTAATGCGTTGGCATTTAAACTTGTGATTAAACCATCTGTTGGTCCAATTTTTACATTGGCAATAGTTGCTTGGTTAAGAGTTCCTATTGTAGTAAGACCTGGAGCAGAAGTAACTGTTGAACCTAAAGCGGTTTCAGTCAAAACAGAATTTGTGTTAATTTTAATTCCTTTACCTGATGCAAGATCAATATTTTCTGAACTTGTCCAAGAATCTGTTCCATCTTTCCATACAAAAGTTTTATTACCTTGTGATGAATTTAGTATGATACCACCATCGTCTACTGCGGCATCATTTCCTACTGTGCCGTCATCTTTTTTACCTAAATCAATATTTTTATCTTCAACTACTAAAGTTGTTACATCTATAGATGTTTGTGTTCCACTTACTACAAGGTTACCGTCAATGTTTACATCTCCACCTACATCTAAAGTTTTGCTTGGTGACGCTTTAAAAATACCTACTCTAGCATTTGTGGCATCAATTTTTATTGCAGAAGTTTCAGCAGGTCTTCTAACTTTAACTTCTACGTCTTGTCCTGTTAATTGATTTGCTACTGTGAACGCATTGTTTGTGAATTCTAATTTTGTGTTGTTGTTAAGTCCTACCGTCAATCCACCATTGTTTTGGATTGTTATTGCACCTGTTGTTGTGTCATCACTGTCCGCTGTAAGATACTGATCACCAGTTCTTACTATGCCAGCACCATCTTTTAATGCTTCCGATACAGTAGATGTTCCAACAAATTTGTAATCAGTTCCTACTGTGTTAAAACCTTTTGTAATTGCACCAGTTGTATTTGAACTTGTTACTAGTTCAGTGATTTGAGCACCTGCCGCCGGAGTAAACGAAGCGTTACTGTGTACGCCTACTAGGCTACCGCCTACGAACATTTTCACAACATAGTTTGTAATACTTTGTGTATCTAACACACTAACAACTGTGAAGCCTGAAGTTCCTGATTGTCTTGAATAAGTTGGACCAGCAAGTCTTAAATTTGTTCCATCAAAGAAATATAATTGACTTGCATTGCTGTCAATCCAAAGATCACCAGCAACCATGTTAGGTTGTGTGGCTTGAACAGTAACACCACCACTTGCCGTAAATGCCGTTCCGTTGTATACTTTTAATCTATTTTCTGTTGTGTCGAACCATAACTGACCTCTTGTAGGATTAGTTGGTGCGGCACTGTTTGCAAAATTTTCTAATAGTTGAATGAAGTTTTCATTTAATACTTCACCAAATCCTGAATAGTTTCTTCCAATAAGTGTTAAGTCACTAGATGTTGTATCCAATTGACCATCTACTAGGTCAACAAGTAAACTGCCATCTGTTTTGTTCAACTTATAACTCATTAAATTCCTCCACTGTATATGATGTAATTAAGTGTTAAGTACGGGTTCATCACATCAAATAGTTGTCCCGTTGTGCCTGCTAATCCACCTGTGTTAGGTAATTGTTGTGCGCCGGCTGTGTTGTTTAAATCTGGACCACTTCTAGTTGTTACTTCTGCATCACCTGATGCTCCTGCAATCATTCTAGATGCAAAGAACTGATCTCCATTGTTTGCTTGAAGATTGTGTTCGTGTTGTGGTAAATTTTCTTTTGTAATTGTTTTCTTTTCTGCACCAGCACCTTGTCCTAGGTTATCAGCAAATACTGCCGTTGTTCTATCTGCAGAACCTTGTCCCATGTTGTCTTTACCTAATGGGAATCTTCCACGCAAGTCCGGAGTTTTAAATACTGCCGATGTGCTTGGCGTTCCAAATTGAGTACCTATGACTCCAAACAGTTTGTTGTATGTTGCTCTGCTTATTTCTGCACCATCACACATTAACCAATCTGTAGGAGCAGTTGCACCTGCATAAATCATAATTGATCCTATTGGTGGTGTAGGTATTGTGTTTACTATAGAACCAACAGTAGTTTTAAATATACCTGTTGTTCCTGATGTTCTGTTTATTATCAATTCGTCTGATACAGAACTTGTTGTTGTTAAAGTTTGATTTCCTATGAAAGAATTGCTTATAGATGTAGCAAAAGTTTTAGATGTTCCACCTGTTTGTCCATCAAAACTGAATGATGTTGCTGTAACATCTCCAGTCATATTAAATGTTGATGCTGTTGTTAATTTGTTTGCCTGACCGGCTGTGCCAGATACTGTTCCACTTACATTTCCAGTTACATTTCCTACAAAATTATTTGCGTATACATTATTGTATTGGTTGTTCGTAGCACCAATGCTGTATGTGTTGTTAGCCTGTGGTAAAATATTGTTTGCTGTAACATCTCCTGCGATATTTGTAGCGTCACCAACATAAAGTTTTTTGGCTATGCCTACTCCACCTTTTGCAATTATTGAACCTGAACTTACATTCGTTGCGTCAGTTGTGCTATCGGATTGTATAGAGCCACTTGATAAAATATTACCTGTTACGTCTAATGCTTGAGTTGGATTAGTTTTGTTTACACCAACTTGTCCTTGCGAACTTACTCTTAATACTGTTGTTGTTTGACCTTGATTGTTTAATCTGAAATCTATTTCTTCATCTAATGTACTTAATTGGAATATACCTGCTTGATTCTCAACGAACATTTTGAAAGAACCTGCCGCTCCAACTTCTACACCGTCATCTGTTTTTACTTTAATTGGAAAATTTGTTAAACTTGTTGTATCTGATCTTAAAAAGTTTCCTGCCGCGATAGTTGAAGTACCAACAACAAGGTTTTCTGCCTTTTGTGCCGTACCATAAAATTTTCCTACACCGTCACCAGTTATATTCGCAACACTTAAATTTAATCCTGGATATAAAGTTGAAAATCCTGCTATGTTACTTTTAGGTGTAAACTGATCAGAAGCAATGATTGCCACTGTCTTCGCTGAAACTTCTAGTTTTACAATACTGTAATTTAAATCATCTGTGCCAGTAACCACAACAGGACTTGCGCCTGTTGTTAGTCCTGAACTATATTGTGGACCTATAAGTACCCAACCTGTTCCTGTGAACAAGTAAAGTTGTTGTGCATTTGTATCAACCCAAAGGTCACCTGTGACGCTTTCTGAAGCACTAGGTTGATTGATTGCTTTTTTAAGTCCACCTGACGCTACCCAATTGGTACCATCATACACTTTCAATTGATCTGTTCCTGCTGTTGTATCGAACCAAAGTTGTCCTTCAACAGGTCTCGATGGGGCAGTGCTATTTGCAAAATTTTCTAAAAGATGTAGAAAATTTTCTGCAATTATTGTACCATATGATGTTGTATTTTTTCCTGGCAGTCTTAAAGTAGTTTCATTATTAATAGTATTGTCATTAATAGTGATAGTACCCTTGTTTACTGCGTCGGAAAAATTAATGGTATATGCCATTTATTACCCTTCGTTAAAACCTGTTAAACTTTGTACTCTAACAGTGTAATCTATTTGTATCAATCTGTTTAAACTTTTTTGTACAGGATGAAAAATTACGTGTGTCAATAATTTGCCTGTTCCTGATGATGCGTAACTTGTAAGTCCTAATTCATCAAACACATATAAACTGTCTGATGCGGATGCTGTGTCAGTTGCATCTTGTCCATTTGGTTCACCATAATCTAATAAACAGGTAACAACAACATCTGTATAGTTTGTTCCATTCACGTGTCTTGTTTCTATCTTATTTCTTTGTGGATCTAAGTTAGATACTGATCTATCATCAACAATTTTAGTAAATGTTTGGTTGTACAAACTTGCATTTGTTCCAGTACTGTTTGGAGTTAGATATGTGATAATACCAGTTGGATCAACTGATGTTCCACCGTTACCAAACGCCATTGAACTGATGAAGCCTTGCCCTGCGTTAGCAACACTTTCAGCCAAAGCAATACTCATATTTTCATAATGGATTGCGTTACGTTTATTAACGAATACAGCACCGGATTCAGGGTCATGTATCTTAATATGTCCTTGAACTAATACTCCGCTGTTTTCTTTTATTTTACTCATTTGTGCTCCAATTTCTTACTGTATTTATTGCGGCAATGCCACTTCTTTTTGACGTATGAATCTTGCGATGTCATTATTCGTCTGACTCAGTGCTTTTGCCGTATCATGCCAAATTTTCCCTTGTTTCCTTATAACCGCAATTTTGGCAGTTGCGGATGGTGTTGTTGTAAATGTTATCACAGGATTAACACCATCTACTGTGAATTCTGCTTGAACAGTGGTATCTGCCTCTGGACTGTCTTGTCCATTTGCTGGGTCATATACACTAATACTGTTCTTACGTAATCTCTTACCACCTACAAATATCTCAAATTCATTTGCCGATTTAGGTGTAAATGATATGGTTAGTTGATTATTTGAAACATTTGCTCCAGTATAATTTTCAGTTAAAAACTCATCTTTGTATGGAACGTTCTGATGTCTACTTTGATCGAACACCTGTGTTGATGCTGTATGTTTAGTAGGAATACCTGTGCCAAATGTTCCTCTTCTAAGTTGTTTAATTGTGTGTCCTTGTTTCTGATAGTATTCTATTCTTTCACCATCTATAAACAATATACCTGGCAATCTTGCACCAATGCTAGGATCTGTTAAACCTGTTCCGTCTGTAAGCACAATTTCTCTATCGCTCCAGTTTAAATCTTGTGCTAGATAATACTGCTTGTCATCTCCAACACGTTTGAAGTGAGACCTGTTAAGCATATCTTTAAATTGTCTGTATGCAAATTTACCTATGAAACTAGGAGCAGAGAAGTGTATAACATCTATCTCATCGTTCTGCGATAAATTTCTATTGATTAATAATCTATTCTGATCATTCGAAACTGTGTAGTCAACACTTGGAGCCAACCATTCTCCGTTTACACATACCCAAACATATTGAGCATCAGTAGCCGGTCTTCTTAATTGTATCACTCCATTAGTTAATTGATTGTATGTGAAATAATCTTCAGTATTGACAGTAATACTCTGTCTTGCTATTACATCAAACTGTTCACGCTCTATATCTTGTATATCATGTTTACTAAATTGATATGCTGTAATAGTTTTTCCATTTGTTGGAGCAGGAGATATTGTTAATACTCCAGTGTTACTTACTGAGTACTCTCCGTTTTCGATATAAACTTCTAACACATCTCCGATAGCACCAACGCCTGATTCTAAAGTAACACTGCTGTTACCAGGATTCCATCTGTATTGTGCCGCAGTCAATTCTGTTTTGTTTAAGAAGGCTCTTACATTTGTTGCTAATATAGTTCCAGGTAAAACCTGCCAAGTTTTAAATTGATATTCTCTGATCAGGTTTCCACCTGTAGCAGTTAAGGTGTGTTGTTTTGTAAATCCGCTTCTTAACACATCGTTATCAACTTTTACAATTACATTGTTTGTAAATGGTTGTTGTGTAAATGGTGTAGGCGATAAAGTAAATGCTGTTGTACTTCCATCAGCAGTAAAACTGTTTTGTGTTACTTCACTGAAAGATTGACTTGCACTCTCATACACGCAGATATTAATCACTGCATCTTGTGTCGGAGCAGATGTAAATCTAACCGCAACTTTTCCTGATCTTGAATATGTGCTGTCAGTTTCGAATACTGTGTGAGTTTGATCTACGCCGTTTACTTTTACTAAAGTACTGATGCTGTTTGCTTTAAATTTACCTCTTGTTACAAATTCTGTTGTGCTTCCGTCGCCAGTAAATATATCTACATCTAAAATAGATTCACCACTGTTGCCCATTGTGATAAAGTTAATTTTAGCACCATTCGTCGGTGCACTATTGAATACTAAATTTTTATTTTGATAATCCACTGCATATAAATTGTTATTAAACAAAATATTATCTACAGAAACAAATACAGCATTGTTACTTTGTGGGAAGTCTACGAAAGAATATGTTGTTGTAGCACCATCACCTATGTAATTGTAACTGTTAATTTTACTTCCTGTGAATGCACCTCTGTCATATACTTGGATATCTAATGTGTCTAACACTTGTCCTGGAACAAATTCTTCTGGTCCATGACTTGATGTAGGAGTAACAAATCCGTCTCCATCTATGTTTATATCTTCTGCATTTAATCCAGTAGCAGTTGAGTAAGCAAGATCACCACCTTTTACTAATGAATCCACTGCGTCAGGATCAGGTAAGAAACTTCCATCACTTGTAGATTTTCTTACAATGATGATGTCATCACTGCCTGTTTCAATTGCACTTACATCTACAGTTTTTGTGCTACCGTCACCTTCTAGTGATCTCATCACAGCATTTGTATTTGTAACTGGATTTCCTGTTCCAAAGTTAGGATCATCCATTCTAACTAATTTCCAATCCCACTTGTTATTTGTTAATGCTCTAAATCTTCTGTACACATGATATTGTACACCAGACTCTAATGCTTTAGATAAGTTTATAGATTGTGTACTTCCATCAAGGTAGAATATTTCATCTTCGTAAGTTGTGTCATACGTGTCCCATTCTCCTGAACCATAACCTGCATTGTCCCAGCCTGATACATCCTCGAAAGTTATACTTCTTACTTCTACTCCACCGTAATCTATTCCATCAATTACCTGTGCAAGTTCTTTGCCTGGCTGACCATCAGTTGGTGCATAATATAAATTAACTCTGTCTTGCGTATGTAAAACATCTTGATCAATCAAATATGTTATTGATATTGTAGATAAATTTGTAGGTGGTGAAGTGAACTGTACATAGCCAGTTTTCCTTGAATATGTTTTTGTTGTATCGTTTTCGTTATTGAAAATAAACGCACTTCTTAATTGTCCAACTCCTGCAACTGATATAGTTACTGAATTTGATCTTAAATCCATTGGCCATTTTAATTTAAATTTAAGTTGCGAAGCATTTCCCGTAAATGTTTCTGTTCTTGATAAATTTGCTAACAATAATGTTCCTGTTGTTCTATCAAACTTAACGCCTAGATGAGTTGATCTTGTTACTCCTTTTCCTAAGACTGAACTTGCAGTGGCATATGTTCCTGTTGTGTTGCCAGATAGGGTTACAGTTGGAGTAGATATGTAACCACTGCCCTCTGTATCAACTCTTATTCTTGTTACTTTACCATTTTTAATGAATGCTGTTGCTGTCGCTCCAGATCCTCCACCACCAGTAATTGTTACTTTTGGAGCATTGACGTAATCTGTTCCTGCTGTTGCAACATTTATTTCTGTAATGGAATAACCAACATTGTCTAACCAATGCTTATCTGGATAAGTTGTGATAGAGTTTGTAGTTAGTGATGTTCCACTTACCCTGATGTTACTTGATTGTATGTAACCATCTAGGTATCTTGGTGGATAATCAAAGTCTGCTATACTTGTATTTGTAGGTTCTGTTTTTTGATAAGCACTTACATACTCTCTAATTTTAGATTTGTATGGTTTTACTTCTGCAATATAATCTTCAAAGTTTGCAAGATTGTCATTTCTGAATGAACGTTTTTGCTGTAACTCGCCAACATTGTGTTTTGCTTTTATGAAACTTGTTTTAAAGATCCAGTCATTTAATTTTTCTTCACTTAAAGCATATCTAATACTTGCAAAGAATAATTTATTATATTCAATGTCTAATTCTTCAACAAAGATTTTATCTCTCAATGTTTGTAAAATTAATCTTGTTTCCTCAATTGGCTGTCTGTCATACAATTGAACGTCAAAACTATTGCTGTCGTAACCGATATTTGTATTTGCATAGTCATACAATCTACTGTTAAATTGTATTGTGCCATTTTGTCTACCCACAGTTTTGTAATTTACAGTATAGTCTACCCCGACTTGGCTGTCTATTTTTTCTAATAACAACCAACCACCAGTACCAATTGTACTAATTTTTACAATATCGCCTACACTATTTTGTAAAGCATCTAATTGATAACTGTAATCTACTTTTTGATCTATTGCTGTAAATTGCGTATATCCAGTAGCATACCAATCTGCATAACCCCAATACAATGAAGTATTGTAACTTTGTATTCGTGATCTATTCCATTTGTCAGTTGCAGTCCAGTTGTATATTGACCACTTGCCATCAACTAGACTATCTGCTGTAACTAAAGCACTAAAGTTTCTTACTGTGATTGTTGTTTTAGAATCATAATTTTTTCCTTGCTTTTCAACTTTGACAGCAGTAACCTGTCCTTTTGCATTAATTGTTAATTTGAATACCGCATCTGATCCATTAGTGGATTTAATTTTGTATGTAGGAGCGACCTTATAGCCTGAACCTGGATTTGTAATAGATACATTTGTTATTTTTCCATCTAAAACTGTAGGCACAAGAGTTGCTGTAACTAACGGACCTGTTCCTAAGAATTGTAAATCTGCTTCTGTATCAACAGTGCTATCGTATAAGCCTGATTGTGCCACTGGTGCAGGTTCGCTTGATGTTAAAGTTGATAAATCTACTTCATCTACGATTAAATTTTTAATTAAAACATCATTGGCTCTAATAATTAATTGTTTTGTTGCTTCAGCATTGTTTTTAAACCAACTTTGTCTTGGAGTAGTCAATGTTCCATATTTTGCTTTGTCGCTTAATTCTGGATCTGGTACTTGATTCATTTGTTCGTCATATCCAATTAAACTGTTGAACCATACATTTTCTATATCTTTAGGTAATGTGCTTGTACCTAAATTTTCAGATACAAGAGCATATTCATTGTGTACGTTTCCTTTAGATTCTGTGTTAAACAATCTAAAGTTTAGAATAGTATCACTGCCATTTATTAATGTATCACAGTTTACAAGAGCAAATCTATTTGGTCCAAATATTGTCACATATTTGTAACCTTGTGCTCTTGGATCTTTAATTAAATTTTGCACTGCTTCAGCAGTCATGCCTCTGCCCTCTAATTCAGGAACAGTCTTTTTACCTTTTACCCAATAGTAGTAAACATTTTTCATTGTGCCTGCAACAGAATCATATTTTCTACGAGTTACAAAATTTGTTGCGTCAGCAACAGTACCAGTTACTCCTAAACCTGCACCTTGAGTAGTTGCAGATAGAGTGTTCCACTCTGTAGGCGTTCTAGTTGATTCTGTCCATTCGTGTACATCGATTGTTGCACCTGGAAATAGTTTATTCCAATAAGCATTATTGAAGATTACATTGCTTTGATAAGGATAATAGTATACTGCCGTGCTTAGATCCCACCAAAGTCTGCCAACTTGCGTATCAGTCCAACTGTTTGTTACGTCTACTGTGCCAGACGCTCCTGTGTTGTTGTACACAGCCGGATCATAAAGTGTTTTATAAAATAGTTCTGCTTCTGCAGGTCCAGGTATCTTACCATACAAAGGATCGATGTAATCTAGATTCGCTAATTTTTTATTTGTTACTTTGTCATACAAGAAGATACTTTTAATTTTTGTTAAATCTATTTGATCTATACCAGTAGTCATCTCATGAATGCTAGTCCAATTATTTTCTGTTGGAGATTTTCTAAAATTAATTACTGTTCCTTTTTGCTGATTTGTTAATTGCAATGTTGGTAACCCAATGTAAACGTGATTATTGTTTATAGTTAAGTTAGAGCCAAATTGTTGTAAACTGTCATTTGCGTAATTAAATTTTTCACCATACAACATTGTGTTTTCAAATTTTTGATAGATATGAACAGCACCGCTGTCAGTAAATGTTTTTGTGAATGTAGTCATTTGGTCGTCAAAAGATGTAGTGCCGTTATCCAATGTCGTTGGAACTTGCATATCGCCTTTAAGACTTGTTACTGCCAACACACTACCACTAAATGCAAGACTATGTCCAAAGTTTTCAGATACTTCTTTATCTGGACTTGTTAATGTTTGATTGTAACTGTAAACACCTGTATCGTCAGTTGCTTTTTTGTAAACATAAACAGCACCCATATCTATACTATTGAAATCTTTTAATGGACTTCCGACAGCAATTAATGTGCCATCTCCACTGATGCTTATATCAGAACCAAAATTTATCATAGCCGCAGAATCATTCGGTGGCACAATAGTTTGTTTGTAAGTGTAATGCCCGTTGTCCAATCTATACACAACAACTTTTTGATTGTCGTTGTTATAAAGTATGTTTGCGATAATGTTTACGCCGTTATCATCAACATCGAACCTATCTGCAAAACGAACTAATCCGTTTTGTGCTAAAGTACTGTCTTGCTCTAGTTCTATACCTGAATCATTTGGAATATATCCTAACATATCTGTTCTTGTGCCTTGTAAAGTCCAATATACAGGATTCCATGCACCAGGAGTTAAGTTTGTGTTTGCTTTGTAAAGTTGATTTGCATAAACAACTAGTTCGCCAGTAACATAATTTGCTGTGTCATCATACGTACCAGTGTATAATGGATCAGTTCCTAGTGTCCAATTTTTGTTTGCATTGTATTCCACAAAATAAATTTTACCAGGATTGTTCGTTGCTAAATTTCCACTTGCTCCTATGAACGCAACAGTCTTATCACCTACTGTTCTAACTTTAATTCTAGAACCTAGTTTCAAATTTGCTTTTGTATCTGGAACTGTATATGCACTATTGTATGAATAATTTCCTGTACCATCTTTTTTGTAAATTAAGAACGCACCTTCATTGGTTAAGCCACTTGCAGTACCTTCTCCTATCGGTATATTGAAAATTTTATTCCAATCATAGTTGGTAGAACTTGGCGTGTTTGCACTTGCAGATATTCCGTCTAGTGTTTGTTCGTCCCACAGCCAATATTCTTTGTCATTAGCAAAATACTCTGTAGCATTTCCTGAAATAGTAATCGCAGATGTGTTCGTAAACACTAATAGTTTACCTGCACCATTAAGTCCTGCCATATTTGTTTGTTCAATGTTACCAAGTGTTCTGTTTGGACTTCCTATTCTTGTAATTGTTCCATTTACACCTGCATTTGAACCTAATGTAAATGTTCCTGTTGAATTTTTGATCCAAACTCTTAATTTGTTTAATGCTGTAAATTGTGTCAACACAACTGTTGCTGTGTTTAATGTAACATCATCTCTTACAGTGTCGCCTACACCAGGGAAATAAAAATTATTATTGGAATCACTCTGCGAATCAACATCTATGTAACCGTCCATTACTTCAGCAACAGTTTTAAGTCCATTTGTGTCTGTGCTTGTGATATTGATACCTGTAAAATCGAACTTGTTTGTGCCAACAGTGTTGAACCAAACGTTTATCGTATCATTTTGACTTTTAGTAAACGTTGGTGTAGTACGCACATACCAATTGTTGTTTAATATTCCTGTAGGTGAACCACGTGATACCCATTGGTTAGTACTAGAATCTATGTAGTATGATTCATAATAAGTTAAAACTCCAAACTGTGATTGATACATTGGAGTTTGTGGCGTAATTGCTTGTATTGTTTCGTCTATGCTGTTAACAAATTTATTTGTGTTCCTCGTTACACCTTGTCTTTTAATATCTTGTATTACTAAATGATTAGAAGTGTCTATACCTGCACTTGTAGAGATGGTTGCATTTATATCTACCATCCAAAAACCGCTTAGGTATGAATAATCTTCAACAAGGACTCTATTGTAAGTACCTACTTCAAGTGCACCATACATTAATGTACCTGATGCAGTTACAACACCTTCAACATCTTTTAAGTAAAGTAAAGTTTTTGTTCCTTCTTTTCTTTTGTAAACAACTGTACCTTCAAAACTAGTTGAATTTACAACAGCCGTCAGTATTGGATCTACTAAAGTTAGATCAACTTTTAAAATAGCATCAACTTTTTGTACAATCGGCACTTCCGTTGCACTGAAAAGATTAGTTTTAATAGTTGGGTCACCAACTCCTGCAAAAGGTTTTTGTGTAGCCTTGGTTAAATTGCTTCTGTCTATTGGATAATCACTGCTAAAACCTAAGTATTGCATTATTAATCTATCACCAATTTTAGTTCCTTGGTATTGATCTCTACTTGCTCTTATTAGTAAGTGCGTTGTAGTCACATTAGAAAATATATGATCTCCTATTATTATGTTAGACGTAGAAGTTTGTGTGCTTTCTCTGTATAATCCAGCACCATCGAACGTTGTAAAGTCCACGGATGGATCTTGACCTGTAATTTGATTCGTGGCTCTCCATAATTGGTTTTTATATTGAACTATATTGTTGACATTATAGTTTGTACTTGAACTGAACACACCTTTGTATTCCGTTTTAAGGTTGCCGGCTGTAGGTGCACCAATAACAACAAAGTTTCCGTCTGGACTGATGTCAACTGCTGAACCAAAACTACTGCTAGAGCCAAATAAATCTAAACTTGTTAGCAACGGATCTTGTGTAGGTGCTTCTATCTTTTGTGAAAATCTTAAATTACCACTTTCAGTGCCTCTAACAAATACATAGATTGCTCCATCACTGTCAGTTGGTTGACTTACAAGAACAACAGTATTATTTTTATTTGTTGCAATTACTTGTCCAAAACTTTCATCACCTGAAACAGAGGTTGTGCTGATTTCGTTTTGCGTTTTGTAAACAAATTTGTTGTTAACAACTTTCCATTTACCATCATCACTTGCTTCTATCCAGAATTTTTCGTTGTCCCTTATGCCTGACGTGTTTACTCTATTATTAATTGCGTCTGTGCTTGTAAATTTCGCACTTATAAATCTGCTTATGTAACCTGTTGCCGTAGATAATTGTTGGAATCCTGTTTTAGGCTCGCACACAATTTTTGAAGGTTCAACACTTGTACATTTAAAAGTGTAATTTGTTCCATTTGCATACACAACGAATATTTCGCCTACTGTCATTTCAGGTGTGTTCAATGTGTCAACTTCTATTGTGTTGTTTACTACATTAATTGCTTGTATTCTTTGTGTCGTTTTAGAATATCTAAAAACATTCCAAGTCGAATTGTAATCTCCAACCCAAACATAATTGTTGTCTACTATATTTGTAATATCCGCCGTCAATAAATCTGCGTATTTGCCAACTGTTAAACTAATATCAACAGGATTGACTGGTCCTGCTGTTTTAACATATGTATTTTTGTTATACTTTGTTGGGAAAGGTGAATGTGTATATGCATCTGGTTTCAAATACACTTGTCCTGATTGTATTCTGTATGTTAAGTCGCTTTCTGTTGTAGGCAAATTATCTGTAAGTTCGATCGGTTGTGGATTTAATCTTACTTTAGATTCGTCTAGTTTAAATTCAACTTCATCGAATACAGCACTTGCGCCATATTGTCCTTTGCGTACTGCCCATTCTTCGTAAAAGTCTATGCTTTCTTTATCTGCACTTGATAGAGCATCAAAAATTTTAGATAATGAATTCTCTGTTCCCTTTTCTCTTACAAATCCTTGATAAAATTTGTATTGTGCAACATCGTCATTAATAATATTTTTCAAATACGTTCTTGGCTGGTATCCAATTAAATGTTGAGCCATTCTTTGTTGTTCAGTGTCAAAGTTGTCTGTATCTAAATCATAAAAATCACCAAATTGATTAGTTCTGTAGTCAAAGTTAGATATTAATGTATCACTAGGAGCACCATCTAGCCTTGTCCAATCAGCGTCTACAAATGCAGAAGTGCCTTTTAATTTTGTATTTGCAGTATAATAGAACTGTTTGTATTTTACTACGTCACTCATTGAGTAATCAGTGAATTGCGTCCATTCTTTAATGTTTGCGACACTGAATACAAAGCCTGGAATGGATTGACTTCCGTCCCACTCTGTCAAATATCCTAATACTTTTAATCTATCTTGCTTGTAACCACTTGCTGGATCATATATCAAGTCACTAAATGATGTTTGGTTGTCAATTAAACACACTTGTTCTTTTTGTACAAGAGGTACTTTTGCAAAGTAAATTCCGTTTACAGTATTTTTCGTAAGTAAACTAAAATTATTTGCTTGTCTTACAATTCTTAAAAAATTGCGATCTAATTTGTTTCCGTCTTCTTTTAAGATGCCATATGAGTAAAAATTGTCTATAACATTGTCAGCAACACTGTAACTGGATTTAACAGTCAATTTTCTTGATGCTGGACTTAAACTTATTACACTACCTTTATCCCATTTTTGAGTTGTCCAGAATAAAAATTCTTTTGCACTCAATTGCCAGTTGGCAACCACTTCTAAATCTTTGCTAAACTCATTGAAGTCAAAACCTTGATCAGTTAAATATTCTCCATAACCAAGTATAATATCTAAAACTTCTTGTTTAGTTCTTACTATTGTGCCGTATGGGATTTCTTCTACCGTCGATTTGTCAAATCTTCGTCTTATTATTCCTTCTGCGCCGCCTTCAACAGGCAATTCAACTAATTTAACAAATTTTGTTAAGTCAAATGTTTCTGTTGATAAGTGTGCTGTCTCGGTTGCATAAAATTGATCATTGTATTTTACATATTGTCCAACATCATAACGATTGTTTTCTCCCCAATTTACAAATGAAGAACTTATTCCACCAACGTTTATAACTGGATCATTGGCTTGCTCTATAAAAGAATAGTATTTTACTTGTGGAGCATTTTTGTCATATCCTCTGATGATGTATCCTGCCGCAGTAAGTTCAACTATCAATGCACTATAAGATAGCATCTTTATAGGAGCACTTGTATTTTGTATCAGCCTATAATTTTCTTGTGGTACAAAGACAGATGTTGACGTGTTAGGTGTCTTACTGTCCAATATCAATTGGAATTTGTCTTTTTTACTGTACCCTTTTATTTTAAAACCTATTTGTGCAACAATACTTTTTAAATTTGTTTTGTATTCAGCATAATCAGTAAGTAAATTTGTTTCTACATATTCATACAAATAGTTTACAAGACCTGCGGTGTTTACCACAGTAGTTTCGCTGATGCTACTTGGAAAAATTAAACTTTTAGTTTGTATTGGTAATTCATTTGAGTACACAATTTGATCAGCAGTATTTCTACTAATTCTTGATGTGTCCCAACCAACTCCAATCACCTTAGAAGGTTGATGCAATATAAATGCTTTTAGTAATGAGAAAGGATAATCTGAACTACGTCTCCAAGCAGATTCAACCGGACTCTCGTCGCCAAATTTAAAATTATTTTTTCCTAAAGTTGGATCAACTTGTCTTGCATATGCACTGTCAAAAGGACTTCTAATATTTCCATCGCTGTCTGCTGGAATGTACCCTGTCAGTCCTGGTCTTGCATAGTTTTCTTTCCTTACAATTTTTTTGTTAGGCTCTCTTACAATACCTTCTTCTAAGTCTTTCCACAATACTAAATTGTCTTTGGTGTACGGGGCAGGTCCATAAGTTGTTTCCCACCATGTTGGCTCTATGGTGTATCCTAACATCTCCCATGGAGTAATGTTAGGTCTATCAGTGTCATATAATTTTTTGTATATTGCTCTCCAGAAACCGTTTAATTGTACACCTTGTGGACTTACAGCATGACTGTAATTCCAAGTTCTGCTATCGCCAATCAAATAATATGAATTAGTTGTATAGTCCGTATTTCCAACAAAACCTAGCCACTCGTTGAAATCTGGCAACACACTATTGTTAATTGTGGTGCTAGTAAAAAGATTGGTTCTATTAGTGCCAGGTAATAAATCCTTGTAATTCAATATGTTTTCGTCATAGGTAACTTTAATATTATTGAAGATACGTTTTTCTAGGTCTAAAATTAAGTCATCTCTGAAGTCGTTGTATGCAACAGTAATACTTCCATCGTGCCCTTGTATGACGTTCACAGGCGTTACTAATGTTGTATCTGAATACTTCATAGGTCTATATGAAGGATACAATCCTAATTTTGTAGGAGT